CTAGAGCGAAGTCATCTGCATGGCCTCGTTGCCGAGACCAGCTCCAAGCCTCACGCGACCCTCGCCGCCGCTTGGTTCGCGTTTCGCCGGATGCCGCATTGTCCCGCACTCAAGGCGGGTCTGTCTTCCGCTTCCTCCACGCGCGTTTGACGTCTCCGGGGCACTCCCGGCGACTTGGATGTTGATGGCCGCGTTCACATCACGGTCGATGACAAGCCCGCACTCCTCGCAATGGTAGACGCGCTCGGACAGGGGCAGCTTGGCTTTCACCGTCCCGCAGTTCGAGCAGGTCTTCGAGCTTGGATACCAGCGGTCGATGACGTGGAGCCTCGCGCCGGCGCGTGCGGTCTTGTAGGTCAGTAGGCGTCGGAACTCCGCGAACGCGGCGTCCTGAATCGATCGGGCGAGCCCGTGGTTTCCCACCATGCCCGCCACGTTCAAGTCCTCGATGCTGATGTCCGCGTAGGTATGGGCGAGCATGGCGGTGGTCTTGTTGAGCGCGTCCGAACGCAGGTTCGCCACCCGTGCGTATAGTCGGGCGACCTGCGCTCTCGCCTTGCGGCGGCGGTTGGAGCCTTTCCGTTTGCGGCTCAGATTCCGTTGGGCTTTCTTCAACCGTCTGAGGTTCGATTTGAGTGCGTGCGGGTTGTGTATCACGGTGCCGTCCGACAATGCGGCGAGCTCCTTCACGCCCAAGTCGATGCCGACGCTCCCGCCTTTCGGCGGCGATGGAATCGGCAGGTCGGCGCGTTCGACGGTCAGGCTGGCCTGCCAGCGTCCACCACGCTTGGATACGCTCATGCGCAGCACCTTCGCGCCGTCCACTCGCCTGGACACGTCCTCCATGCAGTGCACGCGGCCTATCCTCGGGAGCCGCAGCGCATGAGGGTCACAGTCAATGAGACCAAACGAGCCCGTCGTGTACGCGAATCCGGGAACCGCCTTGTCCTTGGATTTGAAGCGTGGGAAGCCCATCCTGCGGCCTTTCCGTCGCCCCTTGCGGGACTTGGAGAAGTTCTTCAGGGCGTCGGCCAATGATTCGAGGCCGCTGTTGTATGCCTCCTTGCTGTTCTCCGGCCACCATGTTTCTCCCGTGGTCTCGTCCACGGCGAGTGTGTTCTTGGCTTGATTCCACCACCTGCGCAGCCCGTAGTACGACCATTCGGGTTTATCGCCGCGTTCGAGCATGTCCTTGACATGAGCGAGTCCCGCGTTGTAGGCGAACCGCGCCGCACCAGCATGGGACTCCAAGAGTCGTTCCTGCCGTGGCGTCGGGTCAAGCGCCACCCTGACCGCCTCAAGCATCACGCGCCGCCTTCAACGCCGCGTCCGTCTTGCGCTTGGCCGCGCGACGCCCGTACAGCCGGGCGCAGAACGAGGTCAGCACCTCGGTCATGTCGCGCACCAGATCGTCGTCCGGCTCCGTGTCGTCCACCACGATGATTCGGCGTCCCTGCGCCTTCAACGCGCTCTCCACCAGCCCCGCGTTCATGCGGGCGAGCCTGTCCCTGTGCTCCACGATCAGCGTGCCCACGGTCGGGTCGGACAATAGCCGGTTGAGCTTGCGCCGCCTGTCGTCCATGCCGGAACCCGTCTCCGTGACGATTTCCGGCTTCTCTACTCCCATGCCGAGGGCGAACGCCTTCAACCGGTCGGCCTGACGTTGCAGGTCGTTCTTTTGGTCGCCGCTGGATACTCGCGCATAGCAGACGGTGCGGGGTTCCATGCTTTTCGATTGCGGCATGGTCTCGTATTTCGGGTCGTGGATGAGCCACATGCCGGTCGGCGTCTGTTCCACAGGAACGGGCATGGTGCCCTGACGGCACCATTTCCACACGGTCTGCGGATGCAATCCTTCCAGTCTGGCCCATTCCTTTACCAACATGAGATTTATTATAACATAGGATTACTTAAGAAAACAAAACAGTTCAGTAACAGGCAACAACCCCACTCGCCAGATTCGTCCGCGAAGATGCTCAATTCTCTCAAATGGGCTCCTGACAACATTGGAGGAAAAGGAATGCCGGGGGAATACCCCCGGCGACTTGGAGCCTCGCCCTTGCGGGCCAAAGCACTGTTTATTATGCCAAAATACGTGACGACTCGCAACATCCTCATGAATGTTGTTACTGAATTTGATAGAAATAGCAGATGCAGATTCAAACCTAGTCGTTGTAGAGCATTATTGTATAAAGATGTCGCTCATACGCTATCAAGAGAATCCGGAACCTTTTTGAATTCATATGCTCGACACGCAATGTATCCAGCGTCGTTTATAATAATTCCTTGTGCCTTAATGGCGTATCGGGCTATAGCGCAGTTTGGTAGCGCGCCTGCTTTGGGAGCAGGATGTCGCCGGTTCAAATCCGGCTAGCCCGACCAAAAACCCCGGAATCTCAACGATTCCGGGGTTTTTCCTTTTATCCGGTTCAAACCGATTTATCCGATTTTATCCGATGACCGCAGAACCTACGCCGCCTCGTCCAGTTCCTCCGCCCTGGCACGGCCCACAGCATCGGCCACCTCATCCAGCTTCTCCGGCCACAACCGCGCATACGTGTCAAGCGTGACCATAGCGCTCGAATGCCCCAACTGGGACTGCAACGTCTTCACGTCGCAGCCGTTGGCAATCGCGATGCTCGCATACGTGTGGCGCAGGTCGTGGATGCGCACGCCGGAATCCTCCATACCCGCACGCCTGACGGCCGGACTCCAAATGCGCGACCTCCACGTGTTGACCCACAGATTGCCGCCACGGACCGCACGGAACACATAATCATCAGGATCACGCCCATCGCACTGACGTTCCAAACCAGCCACAAGAAATTCAGGGAACGCCACCCAACGCGCCTTCCCGTTTTTCGGGGAACCGAGAATCATCTTCCCGTCCTTATCCTCCGCCCAGGTGCGGCGGATGCGCGATCGCCGACGGGGAAAGTCCATGTCCTTGACCTGCAGAGCGAAGGTCTCGCCGATGCGCGGCCCGACGTAGGCCTGCCATCGAACGATGAGCGTGTCCTGCGGGTCGTTCTTTACTCTGCCGGCCTCGATGGCCAGATCCTCCACCTCGGAAATCGAGAGAAATACCATGTCGTCGTCATCGTCGACGACGCGCGGAGTGGCGACGGACTGCATGGGATTCGCGGTGATATATCCCTGTTTCAGAGCATGGCCGAGCACACCGCCCATGACCACGCGCACGATGTTGCGGATCGACCGTGGCTTCAACGCGCGAGTGTTTTCCGTTCCGCGTTTTCTGTCGGCCGGATAGCCGCCCTCCGACAGTTGGTTCACCCATTTCTGTATCGCTTCCGTCTTGATGTCCCCTATGGGGGTGTCGCCCCATTGGGGGTTGATGTAGATTCTAAGTTCTCGCTTGTAGCGGCGCAGGGTGCCGGGTTTGATGTCGGCTTTCGTTGCCGTCCACTCCTCGGCGACCCGACGGAATGGCTTCTGCGCGAGCTTGGGGTCGTGGTAGCGGCCGCGCCTGATGTCGTCCTCCATGGCGGCTTTGAACTCCTCCGCGTCCGACAGGAGCCGGAACGTTTTGGACTTCTCGGTCTTCACGCCCTGTGCCTCGGCGTACCAGCGGCATCGCCAGCGGTCGTACTTTCCGTAGGTGCTGCTGCGGTGTTCGGCGGGCACCTTGGCCTTCATGGGGTCTTTGGCGTTGGCGAGACTGCGCTTCATCGCAGCAGTCGGCGGATTGCCGTTCTCGTCGTTTTTGAGCCAACGGTCAACGATGAACACTCGTGCCATAGGTATGCTCCATCTTCATCTCACGTGCTCATAGAGCAGCGCCCTGTAGTCTTCGATGATTTGGACGGTTATGGTGAGTACAATGGTTTGTGTGGATTGGGAGTACCCGGTCGGCGAAGGTTTCGGAAGTGATTCCGGAGCCTTTCGTTTTACTCCGGCCATTCCGGCCAGAATCCGACCGGCCCTGTTGACGTTGGCGCGTTAGCAGGGCTTTTCTTTACTGCTTGGCGGTTTTGACGGTGATGGTGGTGCCGAGCGCGGTGGTCTCCCAGCTCACGCCGTCGGCTTCGCTGTAGGTGAAGTCCTTGGTGGCGTCCTGCGAGGCGAGCAGGGATTGAGCCATGGTTTCGGTGTCGCCCTGGCTGGTCCACTTCCAGTCGCCGGCCTTGGTCGGGGCCTGATAGGTGCCCTTCCAATAGAGGCTCTTGGTGTCGGTGCCGATCCAGTTGACCTCGATGGTGTCGCCGCTGATGGTGGCCTCCATGTACGAGTTCGGGTCGTTGGAGTTGGTTTGCTTCCACGTGCCGGTCAGGTCGTCCAGCTGGGGTTTGGGCTCTTCCTTATTGGTCTCGGTCTTTGACGTGCCATCGGATTTGGCCGGCGCATCGGAAGCGGCGTTGCTCCCTCCGCAGGCGGTCAGTCCGGCGAGTAATAGTGTGGCCGCGATCAATGCGACTGACTTCTTCATGGTTCTCTTCTTCTTTCTCTTAGAGGGCCACACTGTCGTGCAGCCAGTTTTTGTATGCCTGGATTATCCAAGGCATTACGTTGAGCTCACGCGCTATCGCGCATTCATCGTTGCCGTATAGGATTTCGGCGGTGATGTAGTCGGCTTGGCTTATGAGCATTCGAGCAGCCTCCGCGTCTGCGCGCTGCTCCGTGTAGGCGTCGGCCTTGCATCCAACGTCGTGGTGCTTGGCGTGGCTGATCTCGTGCGCCAGCACGCACCGACGCTGGATGGACGAGAGCCTGTCGCTGAGAATGATCTCGTTGCGTTCCACGTCGTATACGCCCTCAAGCCCATCCGGAAGCGGTCGGTCACGTATTCGACTCGCCCACTGCAGGGCGATGTACTCCAAAGCGTCCTCGCTCATGGTATCCTCCAGTATCCATATGAACAGCCCAGCCGACACTCGCCGAATGTCGTTGGTACTCAGGATTGGGAGCGCCCGGTCGACAAAGGCTTGGGAACGATCCTGAGCCCTTTTGTTTCATTCTGTGCGTTTCTAATTTGACTTCCTTGACAGTGCATGGCAGAGTAAAAAGTACTCATCCGCCTAGGTGCGTGAACGAGTTTCCTGGGTCGCTACGGCGGCCCTTGTTTATTATTTTATTGGATTATTTTTCCCGCCCTTTTCGCGCGGTCGTATCTGCGAAGCTGTCCGTTATAGCTGCTCTCGTAATTGAGATAGTATGCCGTGACCAGCATGCAGTATGGCCTTTCCTTCTCCGGATGCGGCTCCAGTATAACGAGGTATCGTTCGGGGCGAACGAGTATGTGTACTCGCGTTCTGTTGCGCCAATCCTCCTCCCATATCAACGGTTTCTCGCATTGCGTGTAGGAGCATGAAGGACATTCCTCGCAATAGTCGATGCTGGGACGGGGGTATCTGATGCGCTCGCAACGGTCCATATCCGTCATGCGCTGTCCTGTTTCATGGTCTTCCTCGGTAGTGATATGCACGAAACCGGCCCATTTGCCATCCGACTCTTCCTCCCGTCGTCTCACATGCACGGGCAATCCACGGTAGTGAGGGTGGGAAACTATGAAATCGTTCTCGAACACTGCGTACAGTCTGTTCTCGTAATGGGAGAAGGTCTCATTGACGATTTGAGACATGAGCGGCGGAACCCAGTGCGGTGTCATGCGTGGCCTCCAGTCCAGGCAAAGAGATTGAATTTACGCGCGCCAGGAGTCGTGGATTGGGTGAGCTTCAACTTGGATCGATTCTGTATGCGCCAGATGATTTCCCTTTTTGCCCCAGCCGGTGGCTTGATGTCTGTCCGATTCGCCCTGCACACGGCACCATTGATGACATCCACGATTTGCATCATCTGCACTTCATCCGATCGTATCGGCTGTATCTTTTTAATGCACTTATGATCGAAATCATAATGGCTGTTCGCGCATATCTCGTTGAGCTTGGCAGCCCTTTGCGCGGAATGAGTGTCTTTGACATCCAGATACACGTTGTATGTGTTCGATGAATCAAACAACCTGTTGAGCATGGTGAAATACATCTTGTAATACCAATCATTATGCGATTGGTTATAATCTTCATGCCGCAGATGGGTCTTGTCGGCGACAAGTACCCTGAACCGCATATCGTCATCATCGAAGAAGTAATCCACGAGATCGGTGTATAGGCCGATTTTTGGTTCGCTCGCTTTTGTCCATTTCACCTCGACATGGGCGGAGACGCCATGCTTCGCTTTGATGTCTACGATCCTGTCCTTGACCTCTTCTTTTTTGTCCTCGGGCAGGATGAGCGCGCCCAATACCATCACATTGCTGTTGTCCCGCTCCAGGTGGCAGCTCTCGTCGCAATACAGGTTGTATTCGGTCATGGTCACTCCTTTGCGATTCGCTCAATCTGTATGGAAATTCCGGATAACTCGCTCATGGCATCTCCTCGTAGGCTTCCTGTTCCGCCTCGATGTCGCCATGCTTCGCGGCCATCGCATAGTAATCACGAGCGTTCGCGTCATCCGAATCGGACGACAAATTATATTCGCCCATCTCAGCAATGAGCCTCCGATATGCGGCATCTATAATGTCCCGAGGATCAACACCGATTAACTCGCACGTGTTCAGCAACGCTTCCATAGGCATTGATGGTTTAGCGTTGAGCCATCGAGAGTAACCGGACTTCGAATGCCCAAGTTTTACGGCCACTTCAGCCTGAGAGGTTTCATGTCTCGCAAAACTTGCTTTAAGCTCCAGTCCGACAAGTTGCGAAAACCTGTGGCTGCGTTCGTCCTGAATATTACTCATGTGAGTACTTTACATCTCAAATTAAGCAATTGCAATTCACAAAACGCAATAACGTTGCTCAAATGAGACACGCCGACGTTGACCGTGGTTGTATCGAGATATAGCATTGCTCACATGAGCAACGTTAATGCATGGGTCGGCCATCAAGTCGAAACGAAAATACAGCAAAAAGGACTGACGAAAAAGTTCGTATCAGAAAAATCTGGTATGCCATACAGCAGTCTTAACAGCAAAATCAAGGGCTATCGAGGATTTGACCTTGATGACATCGTGGCAATCGCTGAGGCTATCAACGAATCTCCCGCTGCGTTACTTCCTCCCCAATTCACTGCTCCTGCAATCGCTAGAGGCGCGGAATGAGTTTTGAATCGTCTTTGAATCTGAAGCTCAGGCTACTGCTCGACGGCCTGCGGGTCGGGGAACTCCACCGCTTGGACAACGCGATGCTTGACCCGCAGGCGCTCGCCGACGTGCTCGGCGCGGACGACTTCGCCCAGCTGGAACAGGATATGAACCATGAGGCCCGACTGCTCCAACTCGACGCCGTAGCCCGCTTCTGCCTACAAATCCTTGACTCGGCCCTCATCCGTCAAGGCGAGGATGGTCTCCTGCGCCCCGTAGCCGATGAAGTGCACGGCCTTGGCAAGTTCCCTTACCTCCGCGCTCTGTGCGCTTTCCTTGAGCCGGACGGCGATATTCGTTCCGGTGGCGATGTTATTCAGCGCGTTCCTGAGCAATTCCCTCTGGGATGCGACCATGATGCTTCTCCTTTGAATGCGCGCCATGCCCTTTACACGGCGCTTACCAGCATTCTAGGAGAAAACGGGGGCGACAGCTTCTCCGCCGCCCCCACCAACACTCCAACGCTCACTGCTGAGAACACCCTTCCGGCGCTCGCCGAAGGAGGTGCGAAATGAGAAAAATGAGCAAGGGCGATGTCCGGGAGTGGCTGCCCGGTGAGTCTCTTGAACGGGTTGACTTCGGCAACGGCGTTACGGGAATGGATAAACGCTGCCCGAAGGACGATTCCGACTGGGGATTGAAACAACTCATGTGGAAATGCGCTGCAATCGCGGCAGACGGCGGGCCTCACGTGAAAGTGGCATTCTGCGATTATTGGATCGACGGACAAAAGGTACCGGGACAGTTCCAAGTGAGCTGGACGGGACATACTTCATCCACCGGCGGATTCGACTCGACATGGTCGTATCTCACCGGACTGCAGAACGGCTACCTCATGGCGGATCATCACTGTTCCGGCTTGTATGCCACTCTCCGAAGCTTCTTCAGCGGCATGTTCGGCTCGTCGTCCCAACGCCATGAGAACACCACTGGAACCGGGCCGTTGGTCACGTACTCGATGGTCTCGGACGGCTCGAACGAATCCGGAATCTTCGTTCGCAACCGAAGCACATATGAATCATCATCAAGCGTCACCGACTCCACGTACACCCTGCGAGAACCGGTGATTGTCACACGTCGTATGGATCCGCGAACCCATTCCGCCTCTCCGAACGGCGGCTTGTCGAACTCCGCCCGTTGCATGGCGGTCTGCTCGTTCAGACTGTCGGCCTGGTCGCGCAGGGCAGCTATCTGGCTTTTCAGTAAATCGATGTCATCACGCCGGTCGTTGTCGCGTTCCTTGGAGCTTCTGTGCTCCATGACCCATCCGGCAATCGTCACGACCAGGGTCAGCACGAATCCGGCAAGCTCGACGCCATGTTCCGCAATCCAATTCATGAACCACACACTACATCAATCCAACATCCTTGTTCTCGCTGGAGGTGCGAAATGAGTGGCCAGAATCTCGTCGACGTTCTGCAGTTTGTCTTGATTGTCATAATCGCGGGAGTACAGATTATGCATTTCTCCTATATCAGGCGTCTTTCGGACGTGCTGGAATCTTGCCTCTCCCATACACGGCCATCTCCGATTCCTCCGGACGATATTCGAACTGATTGCCGATCTCCTTGGACAAGAGATATTTACGGGAACAGCGTGGATCGTGCCGATACACGGGTGAGGGACGAAACACGACCTTTACCCAGCAAGTCTCCCAGGACGCAAAAGAAGGCTTCATCGTGAAAACGACATGTTCCCCGGCCTTGATGCATCCCGCCTCGAATGTCTCCCAACACTCCCACTCCTTGCCTGTATCCGGATTGACGCCATTGCATCTGATCAGCCTCACGTCATACGCATCGGCATCACCGGTGTTCCACAACTCGAGATTAAGCACCATGTCTTTCTTCTCGCCGGCGAAGTACGTGGGATGCGCTTCTCCGACGACCAGCCATTCGACCGTTCTGCGATCCCATACACGCAGAATCACCGTCACCGCGAAAGACACGACTGCGGAGACCAGCGCGGTCACAAGAATCTGTCCCAAATCAATCTGTCCCAAAACCATGCAGAAAAGCGTAGTCGCTTTCCTGGGCGTCTGGAACATCGTCCAATACCTTGCAAAGGAAGGTACGAAATGAGTGGATATAAGGCAACCCCTGCGGTGCAAGCGCAGGGGTGTGGTCACGGCCCGTTCTCAGATCTGTTCGAAGCTGATGGGGCATCCGGGCGTCCAGTACGCAGTTACGTCGTTCCCGGAATCCGCGAGCTTGCCGCTGAAGACGACCCCTCCTTGCGTCCTGGTCGACGTGGTGAGCTTCTGGGAGATCGCCTGCGTTTCGGCGTCGTCGAACGGTCCGATCAGCTCGTCGTTAAAACGGATATTCCATTGCGCCATGTAATCACCTCCCTTCTTTGCGTGGGTGCCCTCATTGTCTCGCTCGAACTCGCCGGCAAGGAGGTGAAGTGATGGGAACCGTCAGCACCCGCATTGAAGAAGGGGACGGTTTCAAAGTCCTGAGATACGGGCTCGGAAGCATCGTTCTCATCATCGGCTATCCCCAGTCGGAAAGCGACCTGATCGACGCGCGAGATGCCATCGCCAAACAGTTCGATTACGAAATCAGCATGAACGGGCGACGGCACGGCGGACATCGTTCCGTCCGCGCCGCCGCCATGCCGGAGTCAGTCGTCGATCTCAACCAGCGACCACCACAGGGCGGCACGCGGATTGAGATAGATAAGAGACCCCTCGGGGACACCGAGAGCCCGACCTCGAACCGAAACCACGCCACCCGACGCGGCGGCGCTCTCCAATTCATCGAGAATCTTCGACGGATACTCTTCTCCCGCTAAATCGACAAACCGTCGCTTATCGGCGGTCGTCTCAAACACGAGTCGATACGTCATTATTCTTCACCTCCTCTCATTGCTGGTAGTTAGGCAATGTCCAGCTTAGGGGAGGTGGGCCAACGCATAAAAAGGAAGAAAACCAATGAGCGAGAAACTCACCATCGCGAACCCCGAGGACGGGAACCGTCCCCTCTCCTATCAGGCTCTCAGCCACGGCATCGACGAAATCCGTTTGGGTGACATGGGCATCACGGACGCGGTGTGGCGCGGGCCGCACAGCGAGCTCGTGGCGTTGGCCCGTCGAATCCTCGACGCGGAGGCCGGACGATGAACGCCCGGGATTACGGACAGCACGCGAGCGGCTACCGCAGGCCCGAGCTCGACGAATTGCCTCGCGGCTTCATGGTCCGGTTGATTCTCTGGGCCGTGGTTTTCGCCTTCTGCATCGGCTGGGTGATGTCGCACGCCGGTTGCGCGCATCCCATCGGCAATGGTTTGGCCTCCCTTGTGGGATTCGGTTGCGCGCCATTGCGGCTCCTGTGCCTTGCGCTGAGCGAGGCGGGAGTCGAATAACAGGCTTGCCGGGGTTCCTGTTCTTTCCTTCCCCGGCAATCGACAAGGACAGTCGTTAACACCATCGCGCCGCGCTCGGAGCAGCGGGTGTGGCGCATGGGGCCGGCAGGTTCGCCCCCGCTGGAGATCACGGTGTCATGTACGTGGCAAACAGCGGGAAGCCGTTCGATTCGGCACGGTCCACCCCCCATATCCACCGACATCGAAGGCCCCTCATACGGGCCGGAAAGGAGAACCATGGCCGACGAAACAGAACCCGCGATGTTCGACGCGTTGGAAAAGGCGCTGATGCCGTTGAACAGCGCACGCCAGCTGGCCGAGCTCAGCGGCATCGGCGAATCCACGCTGGCCGAATGGCGCGGAACGCACACGGGACCCGCCTACGTGAAATCCGGCCGCCGCGTCCTCTACCCGAAGGAGGCCGTGCTCGGCTTCATGCGCGCCAACCTGCGCGAATGCAAGAAGGCCAGCGCATGACCGGCCAGCCGAACGACTACGAGCATCGCGCCGAGGGCGAGTCCACGTTCGAATGGCCGTTGGATTCCGCGGGGATGCGCATGAGCGCGGGCGAACTATTGGACAGCCTGCTCGCCACCATCCAGCATCTCAACCGCACGGACGCATGGCCACTGACCATACTGCCGCCACGCTGGACGGACGTGATGGTCGACCGGGAACGCCGCCAGATCTCGGCGGTCTGCCTGTGGAAACGAAAACCAGCCAAAAACCATAAGGAGGGATAGATGTGCGAGAAACCCGAAACCGAAACCGAAACCGTGACGCCGCGGGTGGCCTTCGCCACCATATTGCAGTCGCTGGTGGCCGAGTCGCCGAACAAGCCCACGCTGCCCGTGATGCTGTCCATGCTTGACCAGGCGATGGATCATACCGGGCTGCGACTGGAGCACGCCGCCGCGCCGGCGGACCATGAGGACGATGTGGCGAAAGCCAGCCGCCGCCTCTCGCGCAGGGCGTATGACATGACGAGCCTGCTGGCCGACGGCGCGGCCGGCGCCGGCGACTGGGAGCTGTTCGACCTGGCCGACGAGGCACGTTCCGCCGCCGTTGCCCTGCTGCGCGCGTTGGATGGTGATGCGTGATGGCGGGAGAGACCGTTCTTACCATCGTCGGCAACCTGACCGCCGACCCCGAGCTGCGTACCACGGGCGGCGGGGCGACCGTGGCGAGCTTCACGATCGCTTCGACGCCGCGCAACTGGAACCGGCAGGCCAACCAGTTCGAGGACGGGCAGGCATTGTTCATGCGCTGCTCCGCGTGGGGCGACATGGCCGGCCATTGCGTCCAGTCCCTGAAGAAGGGCATGCGAGTGATCGCCCAGGGCCGACTGAGACAGCACTCGTACCAGGCGCAGGACGGCTCCCAGCGCACGGTCATCGACATGACCGTCGACGAGATAGGCCCCTCATTGAGGTATGCGACCGCCGCCGTCAACCGTGTCCAATCCGGTCGCGGCTATTCCGGTGGCTCGACCTATGGGGACCCGGCCAAACCCGCCAACCAGCAACAAGGCTGGCAGAACGGCTCCCCGACTCCCGCGCAGAACCCCGGCATGCCGGAAGGCGACCCGTGGGCTCAGCCGGCACCCGCCTCTCCTGGCGCCACGTTCGGCGCTTCCAACGATTTTTCATCAGACAGCCAAGACCCCGAATTCTAAGGAGATTCAATGTCACGAAAGAAAAAGACCGATGGCGTGCAGGACGCGCTGATACCCGACGAGATCACGCCGCTCATGCTGCTCGCCCTGACAGCCAAGGCATCACGCATGAAGGACGCCGCGGCCGCGTTCCGCATCGCGGCCAGCAAGATGCTCGACCTGGCCACCAAGGATGAATACATCGAAAAATACAAGAACATCGACCCCATCACCGACGCCTTGTACGACGCCTGCGATCTCTCGCAGCACATCTTCGACGCCGCCAACGCGGTCAACGACCTCATTAACTATCCGGTCGAGGCCCGCGAGCGCGTGGTGAAGGCGGATATCGAGCGCAGTTTGTTGGATCCGTGGCGTGATTTGCCCACTTCGGGTGGGGATGTGGATCCGGATACCGGTGAAATCAAGGAGGACTGAATCATGAGCAAACGCAAGCACGGACGCCAGCAACTGGAGCATGAGCGCCAACGCCGGCGCAGGAAGCGCATGCCGCACCTGCCCGTACACCAGAATCTATCGATCAAGGAGCAGTGACCCGATTCAGTGGCTATCAACATCATCGATATCAACGTAAAGAGCCTCATCCCGAACCCGAACAACCCCCGCAAAGACGTGGGCGATGTCACCGAACTCGCCGACAGCATCAAGGAGCAGGGCCTGCAGCAGGCGCTTGTGGTAACCCCCGACCATGAGGAGCACGGCGAGCGCCTGTTTCGTGTGGTGATTGGTCATCGTCGTTTGGCGGCGTGCAAGCTGGCTGGCATTGAGCGGGTGCCGTGTGTTGTGCGTGAGTTGGATGCGAAGACCGAGCGTGAGCTGATGCTGGTGGAGAACTGCCAGCGTTCCGATTTGACGCCGTTGGAGGAGGCTGACGGGTATCAGGGTTTGCTCGACCTTGGTGCCGGTGTGGGGGAGCTTGCGGCGAAGACGGGCCGTTCGGAGTCGTTCGTGCGTGGCCGGTTGCGGATCGCGCGTATCCCCGCCGATGTGCGTTCCGGGTCGGAGGCGTTCGCTCAGTTGTCGCTTTCCCAGTTGGGTGATCTTGCGGAGTTCGAGGCTTATCCCGACATGATGGCTGAGTTGGCTTCGATGGCGGGCACCAAGAACTGGGATTGGAAGCGTGGCCAGCTGCGGTCGCGGGTTCGCGTCGAGGCGTGGCAGCAGAGCATGAGAACAGCGCTTGAAGCTCTGGGCCTGACTGTGGATGTCTCGGCTTCGACGTGGACGACGCCGGAGGGCTACCGGTTCTACGACGTGTGGAGCGGCGAGCCCGACCAGTTCGAGAAATGGTGGAAGAAATGGCATGAGGCCAACCCGTACGGACAGCCGATAATCCGATTCTCCGAGCGCACCGTATTGTGCTTCCCGCAATTGTCGCCTGAGGAGATCGCCGAACGTGACGCCAAGAGCGAGCGGAGGGAACGGGAGCAGGCGGCATTCCAGGAGGCGCTGGCCGCCCGCAAGGAATTCGACAGGCTGGCGTACACGCTGCGCACGGACTGGATCAGGAAGCACGCCACCGGATTCAACGGCGGCCAGTTGCGCAAGGCCAACACCCGTCTGAGCCTGCTCGCGCTGACCGGCACCAACCTATGCGACGGCCTGATCGCAGGGGCCGAATGGAACAACCTCGACCACGTGCTCGACGCATACAACCTGCTCGCCGCCACGCCGCTGCCATGCGACGACACGAGCGATAGGGGACTGTGGCGCGAAACGAACCTCGCGGAACTGCACCGCCGCCAGCACGTCGAGGGAGCCGCGAACAGGGAACTCCTGCTCATCCTGTGCGCCCAGATCGAAGCACTCATCAAACCCGGCACATGGGCCGACGAGTGCGACATCACCATCGCCCAAGCCTACTACCACACGCTCGCAGACCTCGGATACCCCACCAGCGACGAGGAAAACAAGGCACTCAACGGGTGTTTCCTGCCCGAAGACGACGAGGAGTAGTGAGCCATGACATGGACCCAGATAGACGACGGGCTCAACTTCAGCCCGCAGACCATGCCCGGCACGGTATCAAACGCCGCGTTGGGCCTATGGGTCAGACTCTGCGTGCACACCGCGTACCAGCTGCGATTTCCCGCATTCGACGGCGCATTCGACCTCACGGTCGTGCGCTCGCTGAAAGGCAACGCACGGCAGGTGACGGAACTGGAGGCCGCGGGAATGCTCGAACCGGCGCTCGCCGCCGGCCGGTGGATGGTGGTCGAGGCCGACACCCTGATGAAATTCGGCGGCACTTCCGGCAGCGAACTCAAGGAGAAAAGAGCCAAGGCCGGGCATGCCGGCGGCGTCGCTTCGGGCGAGTCTCGGCGAAGCAAACGCGAAGCAAATGCTTCGAAGCAAAACGAAGCAAGTGCTTCAAGCAAACCGCGAAGCAAGACCGAAGCAAACCATGAAGCAAAAGACGAAGCAAACGGTGAAGCAAAACCGAAGCAAACGTCTGAAGCAAAACGAAGCAATTGCTTCGAAGCAAACGAAGCAACCGGTCCTAACCTAACCATACCTAGCCTTACCTCCCCTGTAGCCCCCTCCGCGCCGAACGCCGAACCGGAGTCGGCCGAGCCGAGCCAAGCCATGGCCGAATCCGGCCACGCCAGGCCGGTGACGAGCCTCGCCGAAGCCGAGGCCTTGGCCGAGGCCGACCCGTTCGCGTTCGCCTGGGACCGGTACCCGAGCCACACCGGCAATCGAGAACAGGCCCGAAACCTGTGGCGGGCCATCACCGGCGGCGACCCGACCGTGCCGCACGTCGAGGCCAGCCAACTGCTCGGAGCCGTCATCCGCTACGCCCAAACCGTGCGCCAGGACGGCGACCGGTTCACGCCATCGATGCGCAAATGGCTCGAAAACCGGCAATACGTCAAATGGCTGTCAAACACACCGGCACACACCGAATGGGGCGGCATCACCCGCCAATGGCTCAACCAGCACGCCATCAGCCAAGTCCCCTCAGGCACGTGGACGGACAGCGTCGAACAAACGTTCTGGGCCCACGTCAAAACCGGCGAAGAGCCGGAGACCGTGGCCGCAAGGCTCGTCAAGGAAATCAACGAAAGGAGCCAGGCATGAGCGACCAGCCCACATCCGAGACCCTGCGCCTCGTGGAAGGCCGCGAGTCCAACCGGTGCATCGTGTGCGACCGATACCTGCGTGCGGGAAACTGGCCCGGCATGAGCCACCACCACAGGAAACGCCGCAGCCAGACATACGGCGACCCCGAACGGCACAGCCCCTCGAACGTCATCGACGTGTGCGGCACGGACAACAGCACCGGATGCCACGGATGGATCCACCAACACCCCGAACAAGCCCGAGCATTGGGCTACCTGCTCAAAAGCTACGACCCCGAGCCAAGCCAAGTGCCCGTGTACAGCTGCCGGCGCGGCTGGATACTGCTCGACACCGACGGCCAATGGCATTCATGCCCGCCACCCGAAGACCTCCCCACCCACATCAACATCAAGAAAGGCAACGAATGAACGACACCACGACAACCCTCGCCATCGGCCACCGGACCATCCCCCTCCACCCGCCCCGCCCG